GAAAACGGGCCATATAGGGGCCGCTGCACCGGATACGGGGGTGTATATGACCCGTAAGGGCCGAAAAGGGGCTTTGAAAAAGCCCGCGCGAGACTAGCCGGCGGCGCGAAGCGTTCGCTTTTTGTTTATGTTGCGGACACGCAATCGAAAGATGATTGCGAGATAAAGAGGGCGGCTAATCAATTAGTTAGGATTTGTTCTATGTCCGCTCGCCCACTTAGTAGGAAACAGGCGGAAAAGACGATCGCTATAATTGAGGATGGCCGCCGGCGCGGCTACCGCCTCCCTTTCGAGCAAACCTCGGAGAAGGGCGCGCGGTCCGCGCTGGAGTACGCCGCCGGAAAATTGAAGCTAACGCGCGCGACGGTTAGTCACCGCTACACGCAAATCAAGAAACGCTTTCCGGACCTGTTGCAAGAGGGCGCTTTATTCCAGCTCGAGCGCGGCGCGGAGGAACCTACGGACGCCGCCGCGCTAATCGAAACGCTGGCCGCGCGCCATAAGAAACGGGAAAAGGCGGAGCGCCCGCTGATCCCCGTAAACATTCTCGAGCATGGGCCGATCGGGATAGCCTTTATTGGCGATCCCCATGTGGATGATCCGGGTTGCGCCTGGGGTGAGCTGCGCGACGATGTAGAGCGGATCGCGGATACCGCCGGCATGTTCGCTATTCCGATCGGGGATTACCGGAACAATTGGATTGGCCGCCTGACGGAGCTTTACGCTGACCATGAAGTCACGCGAAAGGACGCCTTGGTTCTGATTGAATGGCTGTTCGCGCGCCTCGGACCTAAGATGATCGCGGCGGTTGGCGGCAACCATGACGCCTGGCATACGGGCGGCGGCGATCCGCTGGACTTTATCGCCCGCCTTACCAAGCTGGCCGGCGAATATGGCGCGCCTTCCTACCGGCTTGGCCTGAACCTCCCCGGATGCGCGGAGCAAGTCAAAGTCCACGTCCGCCATGATTTCCCCGGACAGTCTCAATTCAATCCGGCGCATGGCCTGGTGCGTGAAACGCTGTTTGGCTACCGCGATCATATTATGGCCTGCGGCGATCGCCACCATAGCGGCTACATTCCGTATTGGCACAATGATCCGCGCCGCCTTTGCCAAGGTATCCGCGTAGGAACCTATAAGGACTTCGATCGCTACGCGGCGGAGAAGGGGTTTCGCTGGAGCAATTGGGCGCGGTCGATGGTTGCTATCATTGATCCGCGCTACGCGGACAATCCGGTAGAGTTCGTCACGGTTCGCTTTTCCGTCGAGGCCGGTAAGCGGGAGCTGGACGCCAGGCGCGCCGAATGGGCGGCGTCTATTCCAGCCGATCGCAAGGCGCGCCGCGCGCCGGCAAAGGCCAAGGCTAAAGCCAAGGCCAAGCCGGCGAAGCGGCCAGGCCGCGCTCCGCTCACGTCCTACGCCAAGCGCTCGAGCAAGCCGCGCGCGCGGTAGGCTTAGCGAAACGATTAGCCGGTATTACTTTTCCATTGGAGGGACGAAATGGAAACCGGGGAGCTTGTCGCGTCAATCGGCTACGTTCGCCGGATTACTACGGTCCTGGCGCATGACGGCAAACACTACGCCTTGGACCGCCTCGAGCGCGTCCGGCTAATCCGCCAGGTTCGCGGCGGCATCCGCATCCTAGCGGAAGTCGAATTAGTCGATCGGCCAGGCCGCCCCCTTACGTTTATTGAACCGGACCGCCTCGAGGTTGGCAATGCACGATGATATTGAAGCGGCGGTAAACCCGTCGCATTACCTTTCGCACCCGTCCGGCGTCGAGTGTATCACGATCGCCCGCGATATGAATTGCTGCCTGGCGCAAGCGCTCCAGTATGTGTGGCGCTGCGGCCTTAAGGACGATCCCCGGCAAGAGCTACGCAAGGCCGCCTGGTTTCTGAATGAGGAACAGGAACGCCGCGCGGAGCTGGCGCTCCAGTTTGCGCCGCACGTTCCCGCCGGCGTTCCCTGCGCGATGCGCCGCGTAATCAACCATACGCCGGACCGCAACCAAGCGGAGGCGCTTTCCGCGATCTGGACGGCGCACCTATTCCCAAACGATAGCGCTGCGCTCGAGTACGCAATTCGCGCCGTCAACGTGCTGCGCGCAATCGCGGAGAATGATCCGGACTTTGATTAAGTGGCTGATTTCTCATAATTAAACTTATACGCAACCAAACCGAAAGGCTTTCTTATGTCAGATATTCACCCTGCGCCGGTAGAGTTCACGGCGGACGAAATCGCGGCGGACGCGATCCTGCGCTATTTCCACTACGCGCACCTTCCGCCGGCGCTGCAAGCGCGCTCCAAGCCGTTCTGTGACCTGGCGCGCCTTATCATCACGACTACGCCGCGCAACGCGGAGCGTACCGTGGCGCTTCGCAAACTGCTGGAAGCTAAGGACGCCGGCGTTCGCGCGCACGTTTCGTAATCGGATAGGTATTTTAGGCGGGAGCAAGTAATGAGCGAGAATAGAGCGGGGCCAAGCCAAGTAATCACAAGCGCGACGGCTGAAAAGCTGGCGCAATTAGTCTCGAGGATTGAACGCCTCGAGGAAGAAAAGGCGGAGAAGGCCGCCGATATTAAGGAAGTCTATGCGGAAGCCAAGGCGCTTGGGTTCGATGTTAAGGCGCTCCGCGCGATTATCCGGGAGCGCAAGGTCGATCCGGAGGAACGCGCGACCGCTTACGCAATCCGCGACCTGTACGCGGAAGCAATCGAGGCTTCCATAGGCCGGCTCCGCGCCGCCGTTTCCGCACTGTAAGGGGCGCGCCGTGCTTATGAAGCTCTCGGACTTTGGACCCGTCGCGCGTTGCCTGGGGCCTTGGCCGGCGTGCGGCCACGAAAGGCATAAATGCACGGCGCACCCTGACTACCAGGCGGCAATCAAGGCGCTCGAGGTTCCGGAAAAGGACGAAGCGCCAGGTCCGCAACCTCCGCCGCCAGCGTCGCCGCCGGAGGCAACCGGCGACCCGGAGTTAGAGGCGATCGCCGCCGGCGTGCGTTCCCTCTCCGCGCTGAGCGAGGACGGACGCCTCCGCGTGCTGGCCTATTTAACGGAACGCTTCGGTTGCGACGTGGAACCGCCGCCGGATGATGATGGCGGGTTGCCTGCTGTGGCTTCTGAACGCGCGCTACTGCGCGCCGTGGGGTGAGACTATGAATATCAAGGGTATCCTCGATCGCCTGACAACCGCGTTCGCCGCGCGCGAAGTAGCGGAGGCGGCGGATTTCGTCCGCCGTGTAGAGGAACGCACTGGCGCGGAGTTCCCGCGCGAAGTCCGCGCCATTATGATCCGTGAGCTGGCCGTTAAAGGCCGGACCCGCTATGTTGCGTGACCAGTTTAACGATCGGCTCCAGGATCGCCGGTTCGCCGCTGGCCCTCCCGTTATGGAGGACACGTCCGCGCGCCGCGCGCCGCGCTACCCGATCCGGCTTAGCGAACGGGCGATTACGGAGCAAAAGGCGGACATAGCGCGCCGCGCGCTCCAGGTAATCCAGACGGTTCTAAAGTCGCAACGCTTCGGCGTAACCTACTTCGCGCCGGAGGGCGGGAATGTGGGCGAATTGAATAAGCTAGTCCTAGTCCGCCGGCTATGGGTCCATGCCCTGTTAGAGAACGATTGGCTCTCGAGTAGGGATATGCAAGCGATAACGCAGCGCGATCATAAGACAATCGAGCTGGACCGCGCCGTAATTGACGCCTGGTGTAAGCATAGCGTCGATTTCCGGGAGCTTGTCTTACTTGTCGAGGAAGCCGTTGACGCCTGTATAGCGCTAATCTCGAGCGCTCCCCGGCTCTTTAAGGTAGCCTCCGCCGTCGCGGTAGAGGTCCGCCAGCTCCGCCAAATCAAGCGAACCGCCCCCCTCCCTACACGCTCCCGCTAGGGTCCATTTGTATTGGCCGCGCTAGGTGTGGAGTTTCAACGTGGGCGGATTGTTGCTTACCCCGGATTTGTTACTCCAGCTTGGGATTGTGCTGGCCGGCGGCGCTGGCGTTTGGGGCATCATGCGCCAGCGTGTGAGTGAAGGGGAGCGCCGGCTTTTGGCGCTCGAGGCGCGCCACGTCCAGGATGCGAACGTAGCGAAGGCCGTGGAAGGCTTAGCCGCCCGCCTGGACGCTATGGAGAAGTACCGCCAGGAACAATATGTGCAAGCGGCGACGGAACGCAAAACCCTATCGCAACAGTTAGCAGGCTTCCAACGCGATCGCGAGGCGTCCGCCGTAAAACAGGCCGCAATCGAAACCGCCATTACATCACTAAGCGCCGCCGGGAGGGACGGCCAAGTAAAACTTTCGGAGCTTGTCGCGGACGTTCATAAGATAGCGAATGTAGTGGCGACCCTAGTAGGTCGTATGCAAGTCAAACCGCCGCCCGTCGAGGACGAAGGCGAGGCGATCCTAGCAAGCCTCCGCGCAATGCTGGCAAACCAAGGCGTAGCGCGGAATTAAACAGGGCGTTTACTTACGTCCGGCATGATAGACGCTTAAGGAATACCTAAGCGGGCGTGTCATGGCGGAGAAAAAGACAAGGGCTAAACGCCCAAAAGAAAGCGGGACGCGCAAGCCTCCCGTTAGTCCGCGCGCAAAAGCGCCAGCGGCCAAGTCCGGGGAGGGACAATCGCCCTCCCGCCCGCCCTCCCCGGACCAGGCCGCAAGTTCGGCCAGCGCGACCAAACAAACCTATAAAGCCAAAAGGACGCCCTCCCGCCGGGAGCTGGCGGAGGAACGGCTATTAGACGATCGCGCGCGATGGGAGCGCCAGGTTGATAAGGAAGCCGATCGCGTAAGGCCGTCGCTCCGCGCTAAGGTCAAGCGCAAGCCTGGCCGCCCTACCCTCTACTCGCCGGCTATGTGCGATCGCGTGCTAGAGCTTGGCGCGGAGGGAATGGAAGTCGTAGAGTTCGCCCTCGAGATTGGCGTTGCGAGGGATACGCTATACGAATGGGCGAAACGCCACCCGGAGTTTTCCGACGCTCTTACGCGCGCGCGCGAGGCGAGCGAGGTTTGGCATATCCGGGAGATACGCCGCGCCCTGCAAATGCCTGGCGGCCTGGTGAACGTGACGCCGCATTTATCCTACATGGGCCGGCGCTTTACCGGCTGGCGCGACCAGGCGGACGTAGCCGTTACAGTCACAACGCCGATTAGCGTAGTCCTCGAGGCGGCGCGGAAGCGCGCTACGGCGCGTCCGGCGGCGCGCGCATGACGGCGGAGCTAGACTATGCCGGCGACCCGGAGGCGGAGCTGGCGGCCTTTATCGCGCAATTCGCGCACGATCCGGAGGGTTTCGTCCTGGCCGCCTGGCCGTGGCGCGAACCTGGCGGACCGCTCGAGCATGAATACCCGTATGATTGGCACTTGGAAAACCTCCGCCAGATTGGCGATAAGCTCCGCGACGATCCGCACCGGCCAGTACGCGACGCGGTAGCGGCGGCGAACGGCGTAGGCAAGTCCGCTGAGCTGGCCTGGATTTTTTGGTGGCTGATGGCGACGCATGAAGATACGCGCCTGGTTGTCACCGCCGGTACGCAAGCGCAATTGACCACGAAAACGCAACCGGAAATCAAAAAATGGCATAACACGTTGATTTGCGGCCATTGGTTCGAAGTCACCGCGCAACAGATATACGCCAAGGAAAAGGGCAAGCGCGAACACTGGCGGGCGGACCTGATCCCCTGGAGCAAACACAAGCCGGATAGCTTCCAAGGCTTGCACAATAAACGGAAGCGCCAGGGGTTCCTAGTCGATGAAGCGTCCGGCGTTGACGATGTGATATTCGAGGCTATGGACGGCTCCCTTACGGACGCCGAAACGGAGGTATTCCAAATCCTCCGATCAAACCCGATGCGCCGCGAAGGCCGGCTTTACAAGGTATTCACCGGACCTGGCCGGCATGGCTGGAACCTCCGCCACGTTGACGGGCGGGACTGTCCTGGCACGAATAAAGAGCTGATCGCGGATTGGGAGCGGGAGCATGGGGAGGATAGCGATTTCTTCCGCGTCCGCGTGCGCGGCCTATTCCCGAAGCAAGGGACGCTCCAGTTCATATCGGAGGACGTAGCGAAGGCCGCTCGAGCGCGGGAGGGCGTTAGCTTCCTGGGCGATCCGCTTGTTATCGGCGTCGATCCGGCGCGGCATGGCGGCGATAGTACCCGGATCGTATTCCGGCGCGGGCGGGACGCCAAGTCGATCCCGTCTATCAAGCTCCCCTTTGTCGATACAGAGGGCTACCTAATGCAATTGGCCGCCGTGATCGCGGAAAACGCATCGCAGCACGGCGCGGACGGGATATTTATTGACGCTACCGGCATGGGATGGGGCGTAGTCGATCGGCTAAAGCAAATGGGCGTCGAGAACGTCCACGCCATAGGGTTTGGCGACCAGCCGCTAGGGTGCTGGAGTAAGACGCTTCCGTTCCAGCCGCGCGATCGTAAGACGGAAATATGGGGCGCGCTCAAGTTCTGGCTACCCTACGGGGCGATCGAGGATAGCGACGAATTGGAGCTAGACCTAACGGGTATCTATTCGTTCGAGGGGCCGGACGGACGCAAGTTCATGGAAAGCAAACGGGATATGGCCGCGCGCGGCCTGGCGTCGCCGGATTGGGCGGAAGCCTTGGCCTGTACGTTCGGCGCTCCCGTAGCGAAGCGATCGGTTGCGAGGGCGTCGGCTAGGATCGAACAAGCGGCGGCGGCCAAGCGATCGGCGGCGCGCCCTGGAAGCGGACCGCGTAACCCGTTCGAGGACGTGGATTTAGGCTAACCGCCCCCCTCCCGCCAGGCGCGCGTATAGTTCGCTTATGTGCCTAGGTAAACCCAAATCCCCGAAAGCCGTAGCCGCTCCAAAAGAGCGAGTTAAGCCCGTCGCTCCCGATAGCGCGGACCTACTGCGCGACCCCTTCGCGGCTATCAATAAGATTGTCGGCGTTCACACGTCCGCGCGCGGCGTGAGCGAACCGGCGAACCGTGGGGAGGCGCAAGTCAACGGACCAGGGACGGCGCTGCCCGCGCCTTGGTTCGACCCGAAATATAACCCGGACGATCCGGAGCGCCCGCCATTGACGCCGCCGCCTCCGCCGCCGCCCGATCCGGTAACGCCTACGCGGCCTCGCGGCGGCGGGCGTGGGCGGATCGGGACCAGCGATAAGTTGGGAACCTGGTTTTGGCAAGCGGATTAGGTGGAAACATTATGCTTCTGAATTACGGCGGAACACGCAAGCCAACCCCGGCCAAGGCTAACGCCGGCGGCCTCGAGCTGCGGCAATACGCTAAGAAGCGCATGGCCGCGCTCCGCGCCGATCGCGATAGCGGGGAATGGCTCACGCACTGGCGCGACGTTTCCGAATATATCATGCCGCGCCGTGGGCGCTTCCTGCTGCGCGATCCGCGCCGGGGCCGCAAGGTAAACCGCAATATTCTGTCGCCGGTTCCGTTCCGCGCGGCGGAAGTGTTCGCCAATGGCATGAACGCCGGCCTTACCAGCAAGTCCCGCCAATGGTTCAA